ATTCCAAAGGTACTATATTTGTAAATGTAACTGTTTCACTTGTTGTGCTTGTTGCTGTAACTGAATAAATGTTGAAGCCACCAGACGTAGACGAAGTGACTGTTACCCCGGATGAAAATACGGCATAGACAGTCGATGGCACTTTGATGATGACGATGCCTGAACCGCCCGTTCCTCCAGTTGTAACCCTTCCCGCGCCACCACCACCGCCGGTATTTGCTGTGCCAGCAGTACCGTTTCCTGTTCCGCTTCCAGCGCCACCCCCGCCAGTGCCCCCAGAATATCCTGTTGGCGGGTTATCGCTTGCGCCACCACCACCGCCAGCATACGTTACCGACGATCCAGTGATGGAAGTTGCCACACCATTTCCACCTTGACCGTTTGAGCTTCCATTCCCTGCCTGTCCTGCGCCACCACCGCCACCACCGGCTGACAATGTGATATTGCCAAATCCAGAGCCTCCGGCATAACCTTGACCGGATGTTGCCGACCCGCCTGTTCCATTAGTTGTACCAACCCCGCCGCCGCCACCGCCTGATCCGCCTGCCCCACCACTTGTTGCTGTTGATCCGTTAAAACAACCTCCATAGCCGCCGCCGGTCGATGTGACAGTGCTAAAAACAGAATTTGATCCTTGCGTTCCGTTGGATTGAATGCCTCCACCAGCGCCGCCAGCACCAACGGTGACTGTATATGCTGTGCCAACAGTCAAGGTTAAAGCCGTTTCTACCGACCCTCCACCACCAGTAGCGGTTACAGTAGAGCGCATTCCTCCTGCTCCAGCACCGGCCGGGCCACCGCCGCCGCTAGTGTTTCCACCACCGCCACCACCACCACCCGCTACAACAAGGTAGTCAGCAGAAAAGGTAGTAGCGGCTGCTGTCTTAGCTAAAAAAAAGTTTTTGGCTGCAAACATGATTAGGTGTAGTTCTGAACAGCACTGCCAAACCAGGACGAGCCGTCAGCGACAAAGGTGATGATGTCGTAACGGGATGCGGTAGTCGTAATTGTGGGAGCCGTGTTTGCAGGCCATTTCACGCCAGTGAACGTAGCCGTCAAGTTGCCAGCACCCGTATTGAGCAAGAGCAGGAAAGACTTGCCAGCCGTAGCCGTTGGCATGGTGAACGTACAGTTTCCGGTCAGCGTCACCGTTTGCACCGTGCCGTTGGTCAGCGCCAGCGTCTGAGTCGTGCTGCTGTTGCCAATCGCTACCACACCCTCGGTGTAGTTGTTGACCTGGGTGTTGGTCAGCGTGACGTTGCCCAAACTGGTAGTCGTGTTGCCCAGATAGACGGCGGTGTTGCCAAGCGTAATCGCCGTGGCAAAGTTTTGGTCAAGCTGTGACAGCGGAATCGCGCTAGTCGCAGTTGCAAAGATATTTGGAACAGCCATTAGAACCTCGCTCTTAGTTCGTGTTCAAACTCAAAACCATTGACTACAAATCCCGGTGTCGTGGATGTCAAGGTTTGACCTAGATATTTACCCCATTGTTCAGCATCAGTCTTAAATAGCGTATATCCAGCGCCAATCCACGGAATCACCGTACTGGAATTGTTCGTCCATGGAATTGTTGCGCCGAGATAGTTGTACCAAGTTGCATAGTTTACAAGCGCATAGCTTGGGCTGCTACCTACTTCGCTGTCTACGGTGACGTTCAATGTACCGCCAGTAGTCAGCGTAGCCTCAATGCCAATTTTGAGCGCCTGTTTGTCCCGTATCGGATCGCCCATTGGCATAAGCGCAGTCTGAATCGTGCTGGCAGTATTTGCTGTGCTATTGCCATATAGCTTGTAAAGGGCGTTGTTGTCCGTGCCGTACAGGGTAATCAAACCACCTACCGGGACGGAAGTCACATAGTTGAGCGTGTCACCCTGGCTGGTGAAAAACCATTTTTTCTCGAAAAACACGGCCTGCACAAACCGAGAGCCGCCGTAATAGTTCTGCTTGAAGTTGAATGCCGCGCACAGAATGTTGTTGACCAGAACCTGCCCAGCCGTAATCGGGTAGGTGAAGTCGATGGTCGGAAACACCCCGTCCAGTGCGTCTGAAATTTTGCTGGTGGTCGAGCCAACCAGGGCGTACACCCCGTAATCGTTCAAGAACAGCACGGAACGGAAGTACGGGAAGATCGCGTCCTTGCGCTTGGAGCCTACCGAGGCGCTGACGTTGGTGTTGGTGAACAGCGTCAGACCGGCAGTCGTGACCCGGACATCCGAAAACACGTTGATGCTGTCATCGCCAAAAACATATAGGAAGTTGTTGGCAGACAGAATCTGTTGAATGTTGCCGTGCAGCGTAGAGTCAGTCAGCAAAATGTTGCCAGCCGAGACACTGGTGAAGTCGTTGTACGAACCGGCTGCGGTGTATGCCACCGTCCGTCCGTAAGCCACCCAGACGCGTCCAGAGAACGAGGCTACGCCTACGTTGTCGTTGCTGTTGATAATCGCCTTGGCAGTCGCGTTGCTGCCGCCCCCGCCGGTGATGGTTGCCGTGATGTTGGCAGTGTTCGTATAGCCCGATCCTGGGTTGTTCATCAGAACCTGGGTGACTTGACCGCCAGATAGCACCGCCGTTGCCGTGGCGTTCGTCCCGCCGCCGCCAGAAATGGTGACTACCGTGTTGGCTGCGTTGGTGTAGCCGCTGCCGCCGTTGGTCACAAGTACCGTTACCGTACCTGTTTTGAAAGTCACAATGCCTGCAATGGCATTTGCACCAGAGCCACCACCCCCGGAAAGGGTGATGGTTGGGGCTACGGTATAGCCAGTTCCGGCCTCAGAAATGGTGATGGAAGTGACTGCATTCCCAGAAACCGTGGCATTTGCCAGCGCCTGAACGCCATTGGCGTTGTTCGGGGCTGAAATGGTCACTGTCGGGACGCTGGTATAGCCAGAGCCGCCAGAAACGATGGCAATAGAGCCAATCGAGCCTACAGCCACCAGGTTTGTGCCGTCCCAGGTGTAATAGCCGTTGGACGGGTCAAGAATGAGGGCGCGTTCGTCCTTCCACTGCCCGACTTCTACGCCAACCGCTGAGAACGTCCCGGCAGCAGCTACCGTGCCTTTAGCAGCATCGCTAATGTTGAAGTATTCGCAGCTTCCATCAGCTTGAAACGCAAGGATGTAGTCCTTGTTGTTGATGGAGCAGGAAAACAGGCCGGACACCGTGTTGGCAAAGGTAACTGCCGTGTTGCCAGAGTCAAGAACCGTGCTACGGTTGTTGATGATCTTGATGTTGGCAAAACCAATGGGCTGGGCATTCTCAATCCATGAGAATTCCGTCTGGTCGATAGCCGTCCGGTTGGCCTTGGTATTGACCCCCTTAAATTCCTTGATGACCTGATAGGACTTTTTTTGCTCTGCGGCAGCCATATCAGTACGGAGTCGAGTAAGGGTTGGGCATCCTTCTGGTGTACGTTGTCGCTAGGACAGATTGTGCTTGTAGCTGATATTGCTGCTTGAAAATCTCAGCTTCGCCATAAGATTGTTCTTTGAACTTGGCCTTGTAACAAGCATAGAACGCCACCGGGGTAGTCCACGGGTCAGGGATTTCGTCAACCTGTGTGCTGGTCACTAAATCGACCGGCAGGATGACGGTATCGCATTCCATCGTGTAAGTTTGATCGGGAACCGGGCCAATGTAGAGGCTGGTCGGCCCGTACATGGAGAAGGCAATCGGTTGCCCAATGTAATTCTGCCAGTAGCGCAGTTGCGCGTTGAATTGCGTCCACGACATATAGCGCATCGGAACGCGAGTATTTCCCCAGTACAGATTGATGTTCAAGACATCCATGGTCTGCATAGCTTCTGGGAAGTCTGCCGAGAAGGTGTAAACCTCCTGGTTGGTAACTGCTGTGACCGTCTGGATTTTTCTCAGACAGCCAGTATCTCTGACTAAACGCTGACGAGCGTTGTTGATGTAGTCAGTCAGTTCATTGTCAGAATAGAAGTTGCCGTTTGCATCATGCAGCAACCGCCGACATTCTGTGATGTAGCCGGAAAGAGTTTGTGACATCTGTATCCCATCATGCCGTCATAGCGAGGACTTTTCCCCCTCCCCGCTTTGCAGGGGGAAGGGGTACTTGTTCCACCACCGGGGATAAAGAGTGGTTCTTTTGAGGCGCATCCTCGGTGATGACAAAGTTTGCCAGCCGCTTCAGTCCGTCCGGGATTTCGTTGGCTGTCAAACAAAGTCCGAGTGAGGCCAGATACGGTTCCTTGTTATCGTCACCGTACCCGAATATGTGACGCGCTGCCTCCAGCGGAAGTTGGACAACCAGTTTCGGGATAAACGCACGCCGAGTGACGTAAGTCAGTTCGGTGTATTGGGTCGAACCCGAAGCCGGAAGAATACCGCCGCCGATAGGCATGGTTCATCTCCGAGAAAAAA